GGTGTCCCGCGTTTGCACGCGAGACATTGCAGCTTCACGCGCCGCAGTCGAATCCACTTGAGTGGTGTCAGTCATGGGTAACGTCCAGAAACGAAAAAGCCCGTCTCATAAACGGGCTTCAATGGCAGTTGGCTACTGCCGGAACATGCGGGCAATGTGCCCGGATTCAGGGACCGCTAGACGGTCGATTCGTATTCGGTGCGCCTTTTTGCATGGCCTGTCGGCGTGCAATCTCTAGATTCGTCGTGGCGTCGATCAAAGTCTCATGCAGGGAGGTGGCATTCTTGGTCGTGGTGTCGTGAATCTGGATATGGCCCTTCATCTCTGCGCGCTCATGTTCGCCCAGTTCGCGTATATGCAAACGATGCGTCTCCGCGCCTTCGCGCATCTTGGTCAATTCCAGTTCGCGCTGGGTGACGGCCTGCTCCCGTTCCTGCACACCAAAGACCTTGGCAGCTTTCTCTTGCTGGAGCTGCTGCAGTTGTTGCTGCAACTGTTGGTTCTGGCCCATGAGTTGCGCCATCGCTTGCTTGGTCTTGGGATCCATGTCATCGGGCAACTGCTTGTCGATTTGGGCCAGCGGGTTTGCCATGGCCAGGCGATCAGCCAGCACGCTCGCCCCGGGCCAGTCCATTTGTCGCACAATCAAATCACCCGCCACCTTCGCAATTTCCGGCATGGCGCGCAGCATATCCATCATCATGCCGGCTGCTTCCATGCGCTTGGTGTCATAGCCCGGTCCCGTTTCCATCACCACGTCATAGCGGCCCACCGTCAGGTCATTGAGCACCTTCCCGATGGCTTGTGCATCGGGCGTATTGATCTGCGTGGCCGTGGGATTGCCGTCCTCGCCGATGATGCGGATGGTGCGTTGTGTGTCGTAATAATGCGGGATCAAGTCCAGCAAGATAAGACCCGTCCAGCGGATCGAGCGGGTTAGATTGTCGTAAAAATGGTAGTTCGACAGATCGGACTGACCTTGTCGCTTCGCCACCATCGCGCCAGAGGTTTCCTGCCCGGGTGCGCCCAATGCCGGGTCGAACATCCCCGCCACGGCCTTCAAATCCTCGCTGGCGCCCATGGCCGCGTTCACGCTGGCCGCGGGGATGGCCTGGGGCTGTTGCCGCTGGGGAGGCGGCAGCATCTGGCCGGAGTCATCCGTAAGTGGCTTGTATTTCAGGCTCGAATAATTCTTGGTGTTGGCCTGATCCCACTCATCTTCGTGACCTTCGTCCTGCCCCTCCGCCATCAACCACGGGGCCTTGGGCGCCATTGCGGCAAATTCCGTCTCTTGGCTGCGCCAGAAGTTGTACATCTTCTGCGGGTCTTTGAGGTTGCGCACCATCCCATAGCGGATGAGACGGTCGCCATCCAGGAGCTCGCCGCCATAGACGGGAACGATCGGGATGTATTTGCCGGGCCAGTCCCGTTTTTCGAGCTCGCCAGCTCCCGAGAGTTTCGACCATTTCACCGTGCGTTTCATGGTATCGCGGCGGTCAATGATCGTGACGTCCGTCGATTCCAGAATGTCCGCATCGGGCAAGTCCGATTTGTACATCGTCTGGCCGTTGGACAATCGCACAAGTTCCTCTGGCTCTTCTTCGATGCGCCAATATTCGGCCACCATCACTTCGTCTTTTTTGGCGTAGCCCGCCATGCTGTCGCCGGTCTTGAAATCTGAAACTTCCTTTTTTGGGTAGAGTTTCTTGTATTCCTCTTTTCTCATCGGCTCAACGATCAAACCCCACTGAGCATCAGAGCCATCCGGTGTCACGCTGCCAGGATCAAAGTAAACCGAGAACGGGTTTCGGACGCGCTCCACGCACAAGTCCTGGTCCCAGCTCTTTTCATCGCAATATTTGCTAAGCACGCGCCAGTAGCCCCATCCCATGCGGACTTGAGAATCGGCAGCAGTGTCGTAGGCTGTGTCTGCGTTGCTTGAAACCTCGATATGGCGAATCAATCCTTCGATGACTTTAGCCACAGCCTCATCAGCCCCATCTGCCACAGGATGCACCTTGATGCGCGGGCGCTGCTGGCGCATGTTGTTGACAACAGAACGGACAAACGTATCGGTCTTGTTGATCGTGAGGCAGGGGCGCTTGTCGAGTTGGCGCGCCATGCGAACCTCATTTGGCCATTGCTCGCCTGCGGCAAATTGCAGATCATCATGCGCGGCCTGGCGATTCCCGTTGTCGGAATCGATCGCAAGATGCAGGCGATCTTTGGCCTCCTCCAGCACTGATTTGCGAGGATCGATAGAGGTTTTAGCCATTGTTTATTAATCGGTGGCGCTTTTTAATTGGCTGGCCACGCCAAGGAGAAAAGCATATGCATTGGCGGCGTCGAAAAAGGACACATTGGTCAAGGGCATGCCATCGCGCTCGAACGATATCCATTTGACACCATCATCCCGCTTTGCAATCGTCAAGCCCAGCTTGAGCGCCAGCTCCACCACTTTGATGGCCATGAAGAGGCTGTTGTGGCTTTCGAAGCAATGCACCTCGTCTGCTAATCCTTTGTTTCCCTGAATATCAATCATTGTTTGGTCTTTGGTTCAGCCCATCCAGCCGTTTGGTTGGGGAATACGTTGTGGTTTATGCTTCACTTCGTCGGATTTCTTTGATTGGCGCGTCAGGCCGGGGAATAGCTCCGACAACACCCAGAAAAGTGCATCTGCCCGATTCGGGGATTTGTCGCCTAGGTAACCATAAGTACTAAAGGCTGTAATCTCGTCTTCGAGCTCCTGGAAATCGCCGACGTGGCGAATCTTTCCCTGCTCGTAAAGAGCGCTAAATGGCTCAGAACGAACAACCTTGCCGCGTGTTGCGGTGACAGCTCGGAACGATGGGCGCACTTGCATCTCCGCAGCTGCCGCTCTGATGGTAGAGCCGACCATTGCGCCCCCGTAATTGGTTTCCCCCACGATCACGTCGCCATCGTGGCGCTGCCATGCATTCACGGCCACGCGCCCCCATGTTGCAGGCCCGGCTTTAATAGTACAGTCTTCCAGGATATAGGCGTTTCCATCGGTTCCAATGCCGCCCACCACAATACCAATGGCATCGTTATCCGCGTTGTCCATGTCCCCAGACCCAGATGGGTCCACTCCCACGACAATACGCACCATGTCGGGCAACGCAGTATCACCATCAACACGCCATTTATCGATTACCTCTGAGGGAAACAACTGATTGGGTGTGGCATCGGCAAATTCACCCTTCAGAAACCGCTTTTGGAGCCTTGGACTCATGCCCTTGAGAGTCTCTAAGTACAAGGCGCTGAGATTATCCAGGTTGTCTTCTGGATTGATCTGGAAACTGTCGTATGCCTCTTTATCCGACATTGGCTTGCCGGTCTCAGGATCTCGTTTCTCGATAAACCGTTTGTAGGTCCAATGTGCTTTAGAAGGCGGGTTGCAATCGTAATAAGCCCGCGGACGCAGTGGCGTCGGCCCTCTACCCTCTATGTCCATGTCAACCAGTTGTGCCAATCGAGTCAGCGCAATATCCACAGACCCCATTGGAATCTGCGAGCATTCATTGAAATACTCAGTGATATATTCTTGCCCTAGGATTTTCTCGGTGCGCTCTTTGTCGTCTAAGCCGGCGAACCATATTTCGCTGCCATTTTTGAAGGTCACATACAGATCGCCCTTATGTAGATCGAATGGAACCCCTGGAAACGCCAGCTTCATTACCTTGGGAAAGGTATCCAGCACAATGGAGCTTTTGATGTGGTTCAGCCGATACCTGAATATCACATGTCGGCTTCCCGGCGCTTTCAATGCCCGGAACACCAAATTACGAACATGCAGAAATGTCTTGCCGCTACGAGACCCTCCAAATAGCATGCAGTGCATCGATTCACCGGCACATATCGCTTGCGCCGCCTGCTGCTTTGCTGTGAGCTTCACAGCGCTTCGTCGTGACTCGTCGCGACTATGCGGATAGCCCCTCCATCAGTCCCCTGCAGCGTCTGCTCGATCTTCTCGCCGTAGCGCTTGGGGTCCCACTTGGCCAACAGCTTCAGCCGCGTCTCGATGCGCAGTTTGGAGCGCTGGACGTGCTCTGCATTGAATGCGACGCCGCCAGCTTCGCCATCCTTGCCTGCCTTCTCCATATAGTCGTTCCGGCTGTCGTCAGCGATTTCGAGGCATGTTTCAGCGATTACATCGAACCCAGCCAACCTCGCGCGCGCGATGGCGGAAGCGAACTCGGGGTATTCAACTACCCAGTTGCGCACCGTCCGGTCTGTCGGCATCCCCTCCTCGCGGCAAATGGCACGCAGTGGCTCCCCTTCCGCTATCCGCTCACAAATAGCATCGGCTACTTCCTGCAAGAACATGACTACGCCCCAGCCGCCTCAGATACTTCCACACCCACCACATCCCCATCCGTAATAAGGGCGAACGTTTCCCCGTGCTCTTTGAATGTAGGGTATTCAATCTCTGAAAAACGCACCACATCCCCCGCCCGGAGCGCCCGACGTCCATCTTCGGCATCGAAATACATTTGCATGGGGCGCAGCGTCTTGGGGTCTTTCTTACCAGGACCCACCGCAATGACGATGCCGCGGTTGTAGCTCTCGATGGCTTGGTCTTTCCCCCGCCAGGCATCGGTTTTGATCGGCGCGATAAAGCCGGGGATGTTGGTCACGATGCTGGGATCGAGTTTGACCACCACGCGGTTGTGCAAGGGATGCATCATTTTTTCGGTTCCGGCTTTTTGAGCTTGTCGCGCAAGTGCTTGGGGAGGAGGTCGGCGAGCTTCATGATTTTCGCTCTGACGCCAAGATCAGCGAGATAGGTGCGATATCGACATCGGGGCGCTCGTTGCGCTCTGCTTCTATGTGTATCGTTTTGACCCTCTTGCCGTTAGGAAGTCGCCAGACCTGTGAATCACTCATGATGTTGTACTCTCCGGGCGCATATCCTGCGGCATACATTTCTGCGCTTGTACGAAATTGATGTTTCATGCGGTTCCTTGTGATTCGGTTGCCCAGCCCCGCGCGCAGCTGCCGGGAGACAGCGGGCCGCGCCTTGGTTCGTGCTGGGCTGTGCCTGTTACGCGCCACTACGAGGCACGCTGGCGTAGCCACTTGCACCGTGAGCCGGGCCCTGACGGGCGGTGATGGCCTGCGATGGTGTAGAGGTGACAGATAGATCGCCGCCCGCGAATGCAATACCTCTGGGCTTTGCCGTGTGTGATGAGGTCGTCTCGGGGCGGCTGAAACAAAAAAGCCCTCCATTGCAGAGGGCTCTATGAGCTTTACCGGCGCCGCCGCCTCCTTCATGGACGGGCGACTCCTATGCGTATGCGCTCAGTCGTTAGCGGATTCTAATCCAGCTTTTGGATATCGTGTCAACTTTTTTCACACATTGCGATTTATCAGCATCTGGCGCCCGTCGCGTAGATACAACGCCAATCCTTCGAGAGAGGTTCCAATGGCCTGCGCGGCGCGGCGCGGGGATATCGGTTTGATATAGCTCCAATTAACCGCGGCGCGGTGCGGCGCAGGAAGGGCTACCACCGCTTTTGCGATCTTTATGGCGTCTGAGGTATCCACTGGCAAACCTGAGGCCGCGCCATAGTCACCGCGCGCGCGCGCTGGTGCTATGTAGAGACGGAACATGGGGCTCATTGCAGGCGCTCCAGAGCCATTACACCAGCGCGCCCAATTCGTCAGCCGCTTATGGATTTCGGCATGTTTTTCCTCGACCGCATGGAAATCGATGTCCTTAACTCGCATCAGCATGGGCTTCCTTATCAATAATTTCCTCAAAATCCTCCAACCGCACATCCCCGCCGCGCAGCTTGAGTGCCAGATCGCAGATGGCGTCGTTGATGCATTTGCGGTCCAGCTGCCAGCGCAGGCGGTCGCATGCCAGCAGGCCGCTCACAATCGAGGCCCGGCGTGATTCGGGAATCTCGGGCTCGCCAGCTTGGTCGTGGAGCGCATTGACGGCGCCACGGACGACGCGGATGTCAGGATCGTCGGGACGGATGCCCTGCGCGAGCGCTGCCCCCAAGATCACGAATAGGACCTTCCCCGCCTGGTTGACCAGCGCGTGACTGTTCGCACCCGTGAGCGCGTGGATAAAGGCTGTGGTGGTGGTGCTGCGCCATTGCTGCACCAACACCGCGCGTTCGACGGCACTGATCCTCAAGGCAAAATATCCTTGAGTTTGACACCGAACGGCGTCACGCAATCGCCGGTCACGGCGTAGCTCAGACGCGATTTCGGGTCGCCCGGGTCTTTCTCGAATCGCACCACCTCGCCGAACATCGCCATGGCGCGCAGCATGCGGTGCGCGATGGTGATGTCCATCGTGAGCGCTTCCGCTACTTCCGCCGTGGTGCGCACGCCCTCTTCGTGCAGGTGCGTCCAGATTTCACAGGCTCTTGTCATGGGCCAGCCTTTCCAAGGTGATATTGAGGGCTTTCATTTCGTCCATTTTCCGGATGCGCCAAAGCGCTTTTGTGCCATGCCAGCCGCTGGGGCCTCTATGGCAATCTGCACAGAGGCTTATGCAGGTGTATTGCAGCCCCTGAATAACATGGTGCGCTTCGCTGGGCCCGGGCGCGTCGCATAGGCTACATGGGAGCGACTTGACGCGCCAGAGGTGCTTGCGTTCACGGTCGCCTAGATGGTTGTTCACAC